GGAGACAACACAACCCAAACCACTGCGTTTACAGGCACGGCATCCAACGTCACTGGGACGGTTGCCATTGCAAACGGAGGTACAGGTCAGACGGATAGGCAGGCAGCAATGGACGCTTTGGCTGGAGCAACCACGTCAGGACAGTACCTCAGAGGAAATGGAACTGATGTCGTTATGTCGGCTATCCAAGCCGCAGATGTTCCTACGCTGAACCAAAACACCACTGGCACGGCGGCAAACGTAACGGGCACGGTGGCTATCGCGAACGGGGGCACGGGGCAGACCACACCAAATGCAGCAGTAAACGCTCTGCTTCCATCACAGAGTGGCAACAGCGGCAAGGTTCTCTCTACGGACGGAACGAATACATCGTGGATTACCGCAGCGGCATCAGGCGTCTCTTCGATTTCCGCAGGAACCACAGGGCTCACGCCAGCCACTGCATCCACCGGAGCGGTCACACTCGCAGGGACGCTAAACATTGCCAATGGCGGCACGGGTTCCACCAACGCAGCAAACGCCATCAACGCTCTTGTTCCAGCCCAAGCGGGAAACAGCGGCAAGGTGCTCACAACAAACGGGAGCGTTGTGTCATGGGGCGCGGCGGGTGGCAGCGGGATAACGGCCCTAACTGGGGATGTAACCGCATCCGGAAGTGGCTCCGTAAGTGCAACCGTGCAGAAGATTCAAAGCAGGACTGTTGCATCCACAGCACCATCAGCAGGACAAGTTCTTGCGTGGAACGATACAACAAGCCAATGGGAGCCAACAAGCGCAGGAGGAGCCGTATCATACGATGTTCTTCGCGTTCTCATTGCAACGCCAGGCTATGGAACTTACGTTGTCCCATCAGGATACAAGTACGCTGACATCTATGCTTGCAGTGGGGGAGGAGGGGGAGGTTCTGGCATGAACACTTCAGGGAATGCTTCTGGTGGAGGAGGAGGTTCGCACGGCGTTTTCTGCTACAGAGAAAAGGTGTATGTTGAAAATACACAACTTAGCTACACCATTGGGCCAGGTGGAGTTGGAGGGACTCAAGACTTGTTAACTGGAATTGCAAACCCTGGCACAGCAGGCGGTGGAACGGTTGTCCAATTTGGTTTCCCTCCACCAGGAGGAAGTGCGTCAGCAGTAATTGCAGATTGTGGATACTATGTTAACTCTGGAGCATTAAACAACAGTGGGGGAAGCGCAGCGTCACCAAGCGGGGCTTCTGGAGGATTCATAAATTTCTCTCAGGCTTGGCTCCAAAACACTCAATTTGGAGGGGCGTCAACGAGCGCAACGGCTGGAAGTCAGGCCGCAAACTCAATGCTTTACACACAAACAACATATGTTTCGTCAGGTGGCGGGGGCGGCGGTGTAAGCAGCGTAATAGCTCCAAATACATTTGATGGGGGAAACATATTGGACAACAACTACGTTTTATACAGTTCAGCAACGCCATTGAATTACGCTGGGATAACAGGCTCATCAAGCACGATTGATGCAACGAGCGTATCTGGGAATCCAACTTTGAATATATTCTGGGGAGGCGCAGGTGGCGCGGGAGCCGATCCATCAACAGCTATTTCTTCTGGCGCGGTGTTTAGGGCTGGAAACGGAGCAAATGGGGCTTTTGGATGCGGCGGCGGGGGAGGCGGGTCAATGTTCGACCTATCAGGCAACTTTAGCACATATACTGGCGGGAACGGTGGAAACGGAGGAGATGGATTTATACTGATGTACCTCTACAAGTAATATGCCTAAATCCGTATCACTCTCTGTAGGTCGCGGCGAAAAGCTCCCAGCCTCCAAAGGGGCAGGGCTGACCGCTAAAGGTCGCGCTAAATACAACGCAGCAACAGGCTCCAAGCTCAAGCCTCCAGCTCCAAATCCCAAGACCAAGGCAGATGCGGGGCGCAAGGCTTCGTTCTGCGCGAGGATGAGCGGGATGCCTGGGCCTATGAAGGACGAGAAAGGCCGGCCTACGCGCAAAGCTGCTTCACTCAAACGCTGGAACTGCAAATGAAAAAGGGACTCTACGCAAATATCCACGCCAAACGCGAACGCATCGAAGCTGGCAGCAAAGAGCGGATGCGTAAGCCGGGCTCCAAGGGAGCGCCGACCGCAGCCGCGTTCAAGGCATCAGCAAAGACCGCCAAGAAGAAGTAAATGGAAGTACCGGTACTCAGCGGCATCTACACCAATGGAGCGAGCGACTTCCGTCGCAGCTACCCGCGCAACCTCGTACCGGTCATCCAACCAAACGGCATCAGCAACGGTTATCTAAGGCCGGCTGATGGTATCGTTCAGTTCGGCACAGGTCCAGGCGTTGACCGAGGTGGCATTGAGTGGAAAGGAACGCTGTACCGCGCCATGGGCACCAAGCTCGTCAGCGTGGATGTTCTCGGCGGCGTCACGGTGTTGGCTGATATTGGTGGGTCTGGGCAGGTCACTTTCGACTACTCAACAGACCTGCTTGCGGTGCTGTCAAACGGTACGTTGTACTACTGGAACGGCACGGTTCTAACCCAGCTCGCAGACGATCCTGAGCTTGGGCCGCTCATCGACTTTTGCTGGGTGGACGGGTACTTCTTCGTCACTGACGGCTACCTGCTGGCTATCACCAGCATCAGCGACCCAACGGTCATCTCGTACAAAGCGACCAGTGAGGCCGACCCGGACAGCGTTGTCTCCATTCAGAAGTTCAGGAACGAGGTCTATGCGGTTAACCGACACACCATCGAGCTCTTCAACAACGCGGGGCTTGCAGGGGACTTCCCGTTCGTGCGCGTTGAGGGAGCCCAGATACAGCGAGGGGGTGTGGGAACGTACACCTCATGCGTCTATCTGGATGCTATGGCATTCGTCGGAGGCGGGAGAAACGAGCAGGTCTCGGTATGGCTCGCGACTGGGGCAAACACGGTCAAGGTCTCAACCCGTGAAATTGACCAGATTCTGGCAAGTTACCCTGAAACTACTCTGGCTCAGATTGTCTGTGAAACGCGTCTTCACGATGGACTGAACCACCTGTACATTCACCTTCCTGACCGCACGCTTGTGTACGACGGCACAGCCTCGCAAATCGCCCAACAGGCCGTTTGGTTTGTGCTCGCAGACGGTATTGTTGGCAACAACGGCTACCGCGCACGTAACTTTGTGTACGTCTACGACAAGTGGGTGTGTGCTGACACCACAACAACGAACCTCGGCTACACGGTAGACACAATCTCGTCGGTGTGGGGAAACCTGACCGGCTGGCAGTTTGAAACACAGATTTTCTACAACGAAGGTAAAGGTGCCATTTTCCATGAGATGGAACTTGTGGCACTTACCGGGCGGGTGGCGCTTGGCGTTGACCCAACCATCTTCGCAAGCTACTCAGCAGACGGTCTGACTTACTCGGTCGAACGCGGCATAAAGGCCGGTAAGATTGGCGACTACTACAAGCGCCTGACGTGGATGCGTAACGGTCGTATGGGAGATTGGCGGACGTACCGGTTCCGTGGGACGAGTGACGCGCATATGTCCATCGCACGACTTGACGCAAGGCTCGAACCACTTGTCTGGTAATGGCGAACCGCATCAATCTCAACCGAAACGACCTAGCAAAGTTCTTGCCTGATCAACGGGCAATCCGAGCTTTCGAGGAACTCTTTGCCAGCGTCCCTACAGCCACCGAAGCGAACGAGTTCGAGTCCGCCGGCGCTCAAGCAAATGCACAGCAGGCGCTGGACTCCATCGAACGCCTCTCAAGGCTTGTTGAACTATATGCCACAGCTCCCGCGCCAGAACCACTGCGCCAGCTTCGGTATGGCACCTTTTATGATACGACAACGCAAACGTCCACGGTCATAAACACGCCAAAGGCCGTCACATTCAACTCAACAGACTTGAGCTTCGGCGTGCGCATTGGAACGCCTGCAAGCCGCATTTACGTCGATTCTGAGGGCATATACAACTTCCAGTTCTCAATGCAGTTGGACAAGACCGCAGGAGGCGTCGGTTTGTTCTATCTGTGGGCAGCTATCAACGGCGTTGATCAAACCAATTCTGCAACGCAGGTTCGTCTTCAAGGCAACAACGCGGAAAGTGTTGCGGCATGGAACTTCGTGTATAGAATGAACGCGGGAGATTACCTTGAGTTTGTTTGGTCATCGGACGTGACAGACCTCGAAATCAAGGCTTTTACCGCAGCCCCACCGGTGCCTGGTATTCCGTCCGTTATTCTCACCGTAACAACTGTCCCGCTGTATGGCCGTTAACGTCAAAAACATCATCCCGCCCAAGCAGGCTGAGGCTTCGCAGACGACTCAGTACACGGCGTCTAATGCCAAGTGTATCATCGACAAGTTTACCGCGACAAACACTTCTGCCAGCAATGTGACGTTTTCGGTCAACTTGGTTCCTTTGTCAGCTTCCGTAGGTGACGCAAACTTGATTCTCGACGCCAGAACGATTTTTCCAAACGAGACCTACACTTGCCCGGAACTCGTCGGACAGGTTCTTGAAGTAGGCGGACGCATATCGACCCTAGCAAGCGCAGCCGTTTCAATCACCATTACTGCTTCGGGGAGGGAAGTGACGTAATGAGTGAAGAACTTTCAGTACCGGTAAACGATCAGATTGAGAGCCTTGAGAAGGAACTTCTCAATCTTCCACAGGTTGAGTGTCCGTTAAAACACAACTTTGCGCCTGGGGTCTATATGCGCGAGATAACAATGCCTGCTGGCAGTTTTATCATTGGGCACGAACATCTTACTGAGCATTTCAATGTGGTTCTTACCGGCAAAGCCCGAGTGATGATTGACGGCGTTATCGAAGACCTTGTTGCGCCGTGTTATTTCATCTCAAAACCCAATGTCAGGAAAGTGCTCTTCATTTTGGAAGAGATGAAGTTCGCTACCATTCATCCAACAGACGAGACCAGCGTTGAGGTTTTGGAGTCAACATTGGTGCGTAAAAGCAACTCTTTCATCAAGTTTGAAGAAGCAAAAGCTCTACTTGAAAGTTTAACCACTTAGGAGGATTAAAAAATGGCATTTGTAGCAGTAGGAACAGCAATTGCAGTAGGAGGAGGAGCGGCTTTAGCAGGCGCAGGCACGGCAGCAGCGATTGCCGCTGGGGTTGCGGCTGGTGGTGTTGGCGCAAGTATTTACGGACAAAAGAAAGCTTCTAGCGCAGCAAAGGCTGCTTCAGAAAGAGCAGCGGCAGCTCAGTTGCGAGGTCAAGACGCTGCTATTTATGAGCAACGCAGACAGTTTGATGCAATGCGGGAGATTCTCTCGCCATACATCAATGCTGGTCAGCCTGGGCTTACACAACCATATATCGGCGCTGGCCCTGGAGCGATTCAGCAAATGCAACGTCTAGCCGGTCTTGGTGGTGAGCAGGAGCGCCAAAGAGCCCTTTACGCTATTCAACAATCGCCGCAGTACAATCAACTCGCTGACATCACAAAAGAGAAAATTGATGAGCTTTATAGAACTAGAGAAAAACAAAGAGAAAAAATCAAAGGAGAAGATGCTTTAGCTGAGTTTGATTTATCGACTAATGCTGCTGCCAGAAACATTGAGGCCCAAGGATACGCGCAGCAACAGGCTCTATTTAAACCGATTCTTGAGGACAAGCAGTACGAACAGCTTGGCATCGAACAGCAACGTCAAGCTATCCAGCAGATTGAGCAGGGGCCGCTTTACCAAGAACTCGCCAAGCAGGGCGAGGAAGCGATTCTTGCAGCGGCGTCAGCCACCGGGCGGCGCGGTTCTGATGGCACTCAAAGCGCACTCGCACGGTACCGTCCGCAGCTTCTTAATCAGCTTATCGATCAGCAGTACGCACGTCTTGGTGGTCTCTCCAATGTAGGACAGGCAGCAGCGCAGAATATGCTTAACTTGGGTCAAGCGTCTGCGGCAGGACAAGCTGCTGGCGGCATCCAGTCTGGAAATGCAATTGCTGGTCTTCTCTCGTCACAAGGAGCAGCGCAGGCCGCTGGGATTCAAGGAGCAGCAGCGGCTCGGGCTGCTGGATATACTGGTATGGCGAATGCAATTGGAAGCGGATTACAAAACTTCGCTCTACTGAATCAGTTAAGTGGAGGCTTTGACAGCGGCGGAGGCGGCTATGAATCCTTTGCCGGTTCTGGCGACTGGACAATGGGACAGGGGGCGCAGTCTGGATTTATGTCCACCAACGTGTAAAATTATGGCTGATTTCAACTACAACATTCCAATTCAGCCTCCAAATCCAGGTCTGTTCGGAGGTAATCTGATTCAAGGGCTCTCAGCTATTGAGGGGATTAAGGCGTCTCGCGCCCAGCAGGAACAAGCGGCGATGATGGCCCCGCTCCAGATTCAAGCCGCTCAACTCGGTATCCAAGGCCAACAACAGCAGATGGCACAGAGCGCGGCGGCGGCAAGGCGTGCAGAGTTTGGATTCCAGCAGCAGTTGCAGGCGCTTCAGGCTGAGAGGGCAAGGCAACAAGAAGTTGGAAAGGCGTTCAACAGCTTTGTAAGCTCTGAAGAAGCTGGCACAGAAGCGCTCTTGCCGGTGATTGGGAAGTTGAACAAGGCAGAGTTAGATGCTGCTACTGCGGCAGCTCAAATCCGTCTTGGTCAGATTGCCAGCAAGATGGATCCAAACGATCCAGACCCAAAATCCGTACAACAGATTGGGCAGTTGAGTGCGCTTCTGCCTTCAAAGGAGGCTGAAAGGTATGACAACATCCTGAAAGCCATGCCAAACAAGTACCGTGATGGGCTTGTGAACACCATGCAGGACGCTGCGATGTTTGGGATGTCAGGGAACAACACCGAAGCGTTTAAGTTGATAAACGACCAGATTTCTGCATTTGCAAAAGACCCTAATCCGGTTGCTCAACGGATGTCTAAAGAGCTTCAGACAGCTTTAGACAGACTGCCAGAAGAAGCGCCTCCTGCAATCTGGGCAAATGTTGCTTACAGCAATCTTTTGAAAGTAGACCAAAAGAAAGCAGATTCTTTTTTGGGCTTCCTCAAGGAACGCGCTCCTGAGCAGGTTGCCAAAACCGAGTCCGAGACATCGTTGAAGAAAGCAGAGGCTCGACTTAAGGATTTAGAAGCAGACTTCAAGAAATCTGGCGCGCTTGACCCAGAGAAGAAAGCTTCGCTAGAAATTCAGATGAAAGAAAACTTTGAGGCTGAACCTTTTGTTAGAAATTATATTGCAAGAAGAGACCTCGTCACAGCGGTTCAGTTGGCAAAGGAACTTAAGAGCATCCCTGGTGATGCGTCAGCAATTGTTGCGGCTGTCAAAATCAATGACCCAACGTCAACGGTCAGCGTGACTGAAGCAGGAATGGTTACCGGTGGGACGATTCCAGCCGCATTCAGATCGCTTGTTGCTAAAGTAAACGAAGGAGGAAAGCTTTCCGAGAAAGACAGGGACGACTTGATTCGGATGTCAGAAAGGCGGATGCAGCAATCTGAAAAAGAATACAATAAATATCTAGAAAGTAACAAAGCTATTGCTGAAAGGCGTGGCCTAGATATTCAAAACATCTTCTCGCTTCCAAATGCGCCAGTTGAGTCTGTACTTGGAAGCAAAGCGCCACAGACGCGCCAAGAACAACTCAGGAACAAGTCCGTACCACCGCCGGTGCCAACTGGTGCTGGCGCAGGCTGGACTCAAGGCAGTCGCGGCGGAGTGACATTTGAATTCAAACAGAAGTAAAGTCATGCCAGTTTACGACGTAAAGATCGGCGACAAGATGTTTGAGGTTAAGGCTGACTCGCCTGAGGCCATTCCATTTGCAGTAGATGAAATCATTGGAAAGTTTGGATTAAAACCTCAGGAGCAAGGCCCAGAAATGCAAGGCCCACCGGCTCCTCCAGAGGCCGCACCAGCCGAGGCACCGCTGCCGTCTGCTGCCAGCGAAGAGGCGATGATTGGGCAACCGGAGACGACGGCGGGAGGGTTGGCGGGTGGAGCGTTGCGTGGACTCAGCCCTGCGGCTCTTGGGGCTGTTGGAGGCGCAATCATGGGTGGAGCACCCACCGGTGGCATTGGCGCCGTTCCTGGTGCCCTTATCGGGGCTGCTGGCATGACTCTGGCCGATCCGGTTGTTTCTGGCATCAACTCGCTTTTCGGTACGCACTACACAAAACCGTCTGATGCGCTAAACCACTATCTCACTCAACTCGGAGTGCCTAACCCTGACACGCAAGCAGAACGCCTTGCAGGAGCAGTAGGACGCGGTGTTGGTGAAGGTCTCGGTCAGGTCGGCCTTGGCAAGGCACTCATGGCATCAGCCAGACCGGCGATGCAGGCAGCAGGACGGTTCTTTTCGGAGAAGCCTGCTGAACAGATAGCTTCTAGCGTTGGAGCAGAAGTTGGTATGCAGGCGGCTAAAGAGGCCGGCTACGGCCCTACAGCGCAGCTTCTGGCCGGTCTTGGTGGCGGCATGGGTGCTGGTATTGGCGCAGGGGCTAGAATCAGCAAAGCTGCTGCTCTTCCAGAAGGCGCGGTACAGGCCGAGAAACGCGGCATCGAGACGATTACCTCCCAAGAGTTCAAGCCAGAGACGCCACTTGGCAATGCACTGGCAAAGACCAGAGAGATTACACCGTTTGGAACCGGCTCGCTTCTACGCAAGCAAGAGAAGCAGCGGTCAGAGGCAATCCAAGATTTTGTGTCTGAATACGCTGGTGTTGGAAGCCCTACGCTCACGGAGGAATTGGCAAATCAGGCGATTTCTCAGCGTGAGAAGATTGTTAAAAAACTGTCAGGGAATAAGCAGGATGTTCTCGGAAGGCTTTCTATGACAGGTCAGCTTGTAGATATGTCTGCAACGGCCAAAAAAGCCGAGGACTTGGCGCTTGAACTTGAGAACATTAGCCCAACAGCAAACAAGCAAGCGATTGACGATCTCATCAACTTCTCCTCTGAAATTGTCGGCAAGACACCTGAAGAGGTTGAACAAAGACGAAAGGTTCTTTTTAAGAGTTTGACAGACCCAACTATCGGAACGCCAAAGGACATGGCTTCAAAAGCCTACAACGAGGTTTATACAGCGTTGAATCAAGACCTTGGCAACCACATCAAACAGTTTGGAAAACCAACTGATTTCACCAAGTGGAGTGTTTCAAACCGTGCTCTTTCTGACCTTGCAGATGACCTTAAGGCGTCCTCGTTTAACTCGCTTCTCAAGAAAGGCGAGTTGACGCCTGAAATCGTTAACAACGTGCTTTTTACGGACAAGAAGAGCAGCATCGAAAGACTCTATAGAAACCTGTCAACAGAAGGGCGTGAAGTTGGAAGAGCGGCAATTATCACCCGTGCATTAGAGAATGCCACTGACCCGTCTGGCGTGATTGTGCCCAACCGGTTTGCAACTCAACTTGGGAAACTTGAAAACCAAGTGAACGTGTTCTTCACAGGTTCTGACCTAGACAGTGTGCAGGGGCTTCAGAAGGCTTTAAACTACACTCGTAGGGCTGGAGAGTTTGCAGCAAATCCACCAACTGGCGCACAGGCCGTTCCGTTTGTTGCGTTCTCTGGTCTTCAGAGTCAACTCGGACTTGTCGGAGCTGGCCTTGCCGCAGCACTAAACACCGGTCTTGTGCGCTTGTACGAGTCCAAGGCAGGTAGGAACCTTCTCGCCCAACTTGGCAGGGTCAAGAGCAACAGCAGTTCAGAGCGAGCGGTATTGACCAGTATCGCAAACTACATGGGCTCCAACAAAGACATCCTCAAGCCCAGCGAAGAACCACCTCAAGAGTAACACACCATGGCCTACATCGTTTCTCCATTCACGACCTTCGCCGACACAGACGGCTCGCCGCTCAACAACGGTTACGTCTACATCGGCACGGCGAACTTGAATCCAATCACAAATCCCATCTCGGTGTACTGGGACGATGCGCTCACCCAGCCGGCAGCGCAGCCTTTGCGGACGCTGAATGGCTTCTTCTCGCGTTCTGGCACACCAGCTCGCGTGTACACCTCCGCGACGAACTTCTCGATGGTTGTGAACGACAACAAGGGCGAGCTCGTTTACTCAGCCATGAGCACCGATGGCAATGTGTCGCAAGTAGACTTCGCGGCGTTTCAAGCCAGCGTGAACGCCAGCCTTGCTACCAAGTTGAGTTTGACCGGCGGAACGATGACAGGCGCTATTGTGCTTCCGGGTGCTCCGAGCGCAGCCTTGGAAGCGGCAACCAAAGGCTACGTTGACACAGCGGACGCTCTAAAAGTCAACAAGGCCGGCGACACCATGACCGGCAAGCTCAATATGGCAGCGGCTGGCATTGGCTTCTCGGATACCTCGACGCAGACAACAGCAGGCGTAGCGAAGACCGGTGACACCATGACAGGGCTGCTTGTGCTCTCTGGGTCTCCAGTAGCGACTCTTGGAGCGGCAACAAAAGGGTACGTCGATACGACGGCAGCAACCGGAAGTCCTGTTAAAGCGTGGGTAAATTTTAGTGGAGTACCATTAAATGGAACATACGGTCGCGTTGGGACGTTGATTACGGTCGCGATGACCGCTCATGGAATGACTACTGGACAAGTTGCAAGCCTGTCCTTTACAACGGGCGGTGCTACATCTGGAAGTTATACGGTTACCGTCTTAGACGCTAACAACTTTACTGTCACTGATTCTATTTCTGGTTCAACAAGTGGGAATGTCACCAGAAACAATTTCATCCGAGGAAGTTTTAATGTGTCAAGCGTTACAGATAACAGCACAGGTGACTATACGGTGAACTTTACGACGGCGATGGTGGATGCGAATTACAGTATTAGCGGGACAACCTCAGGCAACGGCATTCAAAGCGGGTCGCATTTATCTCCATTGGATACTGGAGTTACAGCTGGATCAGTAAGAGTTTATGATGCAAGGGCTAGTGGGCCAATTGACAGACCCATCATTTCCGTTGCCATCTTCCGCTGAAATCCCATGAAAATCATCTACACCAACAGTGAAGGCGGCGTCAGCGTCATCATGCCAACGGGCGAGTTAAGTATTGAAGAAGTCGCCGCAAAAGATGTCCCCCAAAGTGTTGCCTACGAAATCGTTGAAGATAACGTCATACCCACTGATCGCACGTTCCGTAATGCATGGGTAGCCAACGGTAAGACAATCGAAGTCAACTTGGATAAAGCCAAAGAAATCAGTCACTCCATCCGACGCCAGTTACGCGATGCGGAGTTCGCCCCATACGACGATGCAATCGTCAAACAAATCCCAAATGAAGCAGAGACCGCTGAAGCGGCTCGCGTTTTGATTCGGGAGAAGTACGCTCAAGTGCAGGTCGCCATTGATGCGGCCCAAGACGTGGACGGTTTGAAAGCAGCTCTCAATCTCTGATTATGAAGTACATACTGAACCGGTTGTTCGAGCCCTCCACATGGCGTGGGCTGGTTTCATTGGCAACGCTCTTTGGGCTAAAACTGGCCCCAGACCAATCCGATGCGATTCTAACCGCTGGCGTAAGCGTCTACAGCGCCATCAACATCTTTCGTAAGGAGAAACCGTGATTGCCGACATCTCACTTGAACCCATGGTAAACCAACTCGTTGCTCAAGGGCCGCTGGCGTGTGCGCTGGCGGTTGCTATCTGGTATCTCTCACAGAAGATTCGCGAGTGCGAGGATGACCGGAAGGAGTTGTGGAAGAAAGTAAGCGAAATCTCGGAGCGGTTCTTCCAAGAGCACAAATGATTCTCTCTGACGACGGTCTAAAGCTCATAATCGATTTCGAGGTGGGCGGCGGTGAGGAGTACTACCGCAAGTTCCTTCAGAGTCCTACTTGGCCTGGGGAGCAAAGCGGGGTGACAATCGGGATTGGCTACGACTTGGGCTACACCACACCGCAGCAGTTCGAGGAAGCGTGGGAGGAACTTCTCCCTGAGTCCGATTACGTTGCGCTCACCGCCGCCCTTGGAGTTAAGGCCAACGCAGCTCGCGAACTCCTCCACGCCTCGCCAGCAATGCGATCGATTGTCATCCTTTGGCAAAAGGCCGTTGAGGTTTTCCAAAAGAACACACTGCCAACATTTTACCTGCGGATGCTACGCATATATCCACAGGCAGAAGACCTGCCTGATGAGGCGCGAGATGCACTTATCTCCTTGGTGTTCAACCGTGGAACGGCTCTCTCTGGCGAAAGACGCTCGGAGATGCTGGGCATCCAGAACGCCATGCGTGACCGCCGGTTCTACGACGTACCGGAACTCATCCGCTCAATGAAGCGGTTGTGGCCTAACACCAAAGGCTTACAACGCCGCAGAGACGCTGAAGCAGACCTGTTTGAGAAGGCTCTTGAGCCTAGGCGTAAGCGATAAACTCCAGCCCATTGCCTTCAATCTTCGGTAGCATACCGTTCTCGTCGTAAATCCCTGCGCCTTTGGGGATAATAGTGTCTGGAGGAAGTGCGCTACCCATGGTTGCAATCGGCCCAGATGACGAGTGTACTTTCGGAGCAAGCACCAAGAGGCCAGCTTGCATTCCATGAACACCGGTGTACCGCTCGACCAGAGCTTGAAAAGAGACAGGTTCCATGGGCCAATACGTTGCGAGAAAGCGCCTTGCGACGAAATAAAAAAAGATGTTGCGATACGCAAAAAATGCGTACATCTTCATCCCCGCCATGAGCTACCAAATCGATGCGAGGCACATGGTCTTCCGGTTCGGGGGAAAGAACCTGCTCTGGAAGAAGTTGGTGTTAGCGGGTGTGCTTGTGCAGCCGCGAACAATATCAACATGGGTTCGCAGACGGAAAATCCCGCTGGATAAGTTCGCCGCGCTTGTTGCGTTGGCGCACAACGAAGGCTGGTCGCTCCGACTCGAAGACGTGTGCCATAAACTGAAAAGAGAACTAGAAAATGAACCTAAAAAAAATGAGGGACGAGATAGCCAAACGGCTAACCAAAATCTCCGTCCTTGAAGATGAGATAAAGACGCTGGAGGAAGCCATCATGCAAGAGCATGGAGCGAACCT